GCTGACGGAGTCAATGTGACCGAAATAGGCGTCTTTGCTAAGGTTGGATCACGCGCGGAAGTGCTCTATATGTATACGAGCGCCGAAGCCGGGGACCTTATTCCGCCACGTCGGGAGGCTATCCTGGTCCGAGACTACGAGTTTGACGTCCGTCTCGCCGACAATGGACAGTTAACAGTCCAGTACTCAAACGACACACAGACCATTTACGCCAAGCGCGCCGAATTAGACGCGGTAAGCGCCAAGGTTGACGAAGTAGCCAAGGCCTCTTATGGCAAGGCAGAGGGCCAGGCTGCGGCAGCTAAAGCCGAAAAAGTCGGACAAGACCTAACGGCCCACAAAGGCGACAAGTCTAACCCTCATGGCGTGACTAAATCGCAAGTTGGCTTAGGCAACGTGGATAACGTCAAACAGGCCAGCAAAGCCGAATTTGATAGCCACGCCGGCAACTCCGGTATTCACGTCACGACTTCGGACAAGGCTTTCTGGAATAGCAAGGCCAATGGAGCGGACGTTACCGGCCATACAACCAACAAGAACAACCCTCATGAGGTCACAAAATCTCAAATCGGGTTATCTAATGTCGATAACGTTAAGCAAGCTAGCAAGGCAGATTTTGACGCCCACACCGGCGACAATAACCGCCACGTCTCCGCCTCTGAAAAGGCCAACTGGAATAGCAAGGCTAGTGGCATACACTCGCACCCTATCAACCAAATCACTGGCTTGGCCCAAAAGCTAATTGGTTACGACGGTCATATTGGCAGCAAAAGCAACCCACATAACGTAACCAAGGACCAAATCGGACTTGGCAACGTGTCTAACGTGCCACAAGCAAGCAAGGCAGAGTTCGACACACTTAACGGTACAGTCAACTCGCTTGTCAGATATCGCGTCAATAACGGAGGGGCAGCCAGATACGAGTGTCCGAAAGGAACTGACCTAGGCGCATTTCTCAAAGGTTCAACCATCCCTGTTGGACTATATGTCATTAAGGACCTCAACACGAACCGCTATCTGCGAGTAGTGAAGCAAGACGCATCTAACATCTATTGTGACTCCATCATGGGAGAGGGTCATTACATCTACGTGATCCACAACAACCAGGTGCTAGGCTGGCAACAAGACGGACCGGTTTCAGGTGAAAACAGCAATGGCTACTGGACCAAATTCCCAGACGGCACATTGATTTGCTGGGGTTTGCCTCGTATTGATTATGGCGGTACGGTCTACTCACCAATTAGTACGATCACCTTCCCTGTGGCATTCGTAAAGCATCCAGGGATAAGCGTCAACGTCTATCTTTCGCCAGCTTCAGAGTCGTATAAACGTTTGCCAGGGGTCAACTTGGTAGACCAAAATTACAGGAACTTTAGCTTCACTGTAGGGGATAACTCAGGCGGTCGTGCCGGGTCTTATATGTGGGCCTACTGGATTGCTGTTGGGAGGTGGAAATAATGAAGATTAGATTTACGGAGCAAATCGGCAATGGTGAGCGTGTTGCCTACGAGATTAACAACGCGCATGTCCTAAAGGTCTCTATCGCCTTACCAGGGCAAGAGACGAGCGTCCAATTTATCGATTTATCCAAGATTGACCTGGATAAGAAATGGTACTGCTCGGAGTTAATCCAATCGGTCGAGAAGGTCGGGGACGACATTGGTGTGACACTTGTTCACGTCATGGCTGAGACGGACCAACCTTTGGACAAAGCCATGACGGAATGGCACGAAGCTAAGACGTCAGACTTCGTTATCGACCAGCCTGTTAAAGAATTACAAGGACAGACCCAGGGTACGGAGGAGAGCCAAAGTGCCGGCCTCGTTACCGTCGAAGAAATGGAACGGCGCATTACAGTAGCAGTTGCTCGTGCTTCTAAAGAGATTTATGAGACGGTCAACTCTATGCTTGGAGAGGGCCCTGGCCATGAAGAAACTACTTAGGCCTATCTCCCTAATTATCTCTGCCTATTTAATTGGAAAGGGGGTGAAAACAATGGCTAAACCACGCAAAAAGTTCCGCTTCACATCAGACAGTCCTATTGTCAAAGGTTGGATTTTCTTAATCCAATCAGGTCAAGCAACGCTTGAAGACGTGCCGGACATGCTTAACTTGATTGAGTTAGTGGCTTCTATCCTTAAATTGGAAGAAGTTAACGAGCCAGGTCAAGAACAAGGTACAGAGGCTCCACAGCCTAACATCTAATTATTAAGGGGCCTATATGGCCCCTTTTAATTTTTAAGGAAGTGAGTTAATGGATGAAAATGACAGAGCTAACCGCGCTCATTGGGGCGTGTATGGCGGCTCTAAAAGTTATTTGGGATATGGTTCAATCTAATCGGAACCTATCCAATCAAATATCAGAAGTTTTAAAGCGTATGAGTACGCTAGAGTCAAACCAACAAGAATTACATCGAGTCGGACAGGCTAATAGCTTAGGTAATCGCAATCTTACGAGATATCGTATTAGACAGGAGATGCTAAAGGCGATTCGCCAAGGTTATGAGACCTACGATAACTTCCAGGAGGTCGTGAATCTAGTCGATGGATATCACGCCGCAGGAGGGAACGGAGCAATCGACGCCTTGTTTGACGAGTATAAAAACTTACCTAGGAAGGAAGCGTGAAAATTATGAACATCAACTTGAAATTACGTCTACAACACAAATCATTTTGGGTCGCATTGGTCGGCCTAGTTGTCTTATTAAGCCAGCAATTAGGCGTTAAGATTTTCCCAGACAACATCGCAGACATCACGAACACAGTCCTTGCAATTGGCGTGTTAGTTGGCGTCATCAACGACCCAACGACAGCTGGGCTCGGTGACAGCGCTCAAGCGTTAGAATACACAGCTCCAAAAGAGTCCTAGAAAGGGGTGAGACCGTATGTTAAAATACGGTAATTACACGCTCTCGGATGACTTGATTAGCAAGATGCAGAAAGTTGCTCGGCACTATGACTTGGTGCCGAGCTTCGTTATTTGCCAGCTCTGTCACGAGACAGCGTGGGGCCAGCATCCTAACTCTATCTCGGCACGAGAGGACAATAACTGGGGCGGTATGACCTGGGGATACGATGACCTCAATCCTAAAACTCGCAAGAGTGGCGTCCAAGTTACACCAGGGCGAAAGCGTCCGGCAGTCGAGGGTGGCTATTATATCCACTACGCCACAGTTGAGGATTTCCTCAAAGACTATGGCTATCTGCTCCGCAATGGTGGCTTCTATAAGACATCTGGAGCTAAGACATTGTGGGACTACGCTCGTGGCTTGTTCCGATTAGGTGGAGCGCAGTACGACTACGCAGGTGACGGTTCCAACTCCGAGAAGGTCTTTAATTATTATTACACTAGCATGAAAAATATCCATGACACACTCAATGCAGATGGGTCATTGGATAGAATCGATAAGGGGGAATCTAGCAATATGGCTGGACTACAATCATTATTAAGCATTGCTCGTTCATACGTCGGCGAGCAAATGTATGGCTCCGGACATCGTCGCGTTGTCGACACTTACAACGGCCAGAATCCATTGCCGGTTGGCTACAAGCTCAAGATTGACGATGACTGGTGCGCCGCATTCGTGACAGCAATGTCTATCTTATCTGGCAACTACGCTCTGACAGGTGGCGAGTGTGGCGTGGAGCGCTTCGTCCAGAACGAATTCCAACCGAAAGGAATTTGGTTGGGCAAGGTCCGTCCTCAAGCAGGTGACATCATCATCTTCGACTGGGACGCAAACCGTTGGGCTGACCATATTGGTTACGTTGAAAGCGTGTCTGGCGATACGGTCTACACAATCGAAGGTAACTCTGGCAGTCCAAGTGCTGTCCGTCGGCAATCCTACACATGGAATATGTGGCAGATTAAGGGCTACGCTCGTCCTAAATGGGGCGATGCAAGTCCTGCTCCGCTTTCTAGTGGTGGCAAATCAATCGACGCTATCGCTCAAGAGGTGCTAACTGGTGCTTGGGGCAATGGTGATGAGCGTCGTAATCGACTGACCGCTGCCGGATATGACTACACAGAGGTCCAAGCCAAGATTAACGCTATCCTCAACGGAGACTCTGCTCCAGCTCGCAAAGAGGGATGGAATCAAGATGACACTGGCTGGTGGTATGTCGTAGATGGCGAGTATCTCAAATCCGAGTGGCGTAAGATTGGTGACTACTGGTACCTATTCGACCGCCATGGCTATGCTTATTGCAATGGTTGGGCTCTTGACGGTGACAAGTGGTATTTCTTCGATGAGAACTGTCACATGGTGACAGGATGGATTAAATATCGAGACAAATGGTACCATTTAGAGAACGAGGGTCAATTGTCATCCAAAGAGTATGTCACTGGCTACGATGGCCGGCTCTATTATGTCAAAGAGGACGGTTCTTTGCTTGAGTCAACTGACATTGAGGTACGAGAAGATGGCAGCCTAGTCGAAAAAGAGACAGGTAACATCGTCGGCACTTTCTAGGTCCAATATTTTAGACCAAAACAAATAAGTCCGGAAAACCGGACTCTCTTTTTATGACACCTCCCTGGACTTTGGCCTGGGGAGGCTTTTTTTATTTGCTAATACATGGTATAATATAGGTAATCCGAAGGAAGGGCAGAGGTTCTGCCAACCAATCGCGACGGCGGTTGCGGATATTGGACAAACACGTTTTAGCGCGCTAGTTGGGCTTTTGTGTCCCAGAACGGGGTAAGGTAATGGCCGAGCAGTCACATATAGCCCGCGTGTTTTTACAAGCCACCGATACAAGGTGGCTTTTTTTATATAAAAAACCTGTAGAAAAT